TAGTGCTTTTGCTTTACGACCAAAGTCACCTTTCATATCACCTGCTTCAAACTGACTAACTTCAGTTGGTGACATAAGCATACCAAGCGAATCAACTACAAACAATACTTTTGGACGTTCTTCTTCAGGCATGTCTTTTAGGTCTGACATAAACGTACTTACAGTTTTACCTACATCGTCAATCATTGCCATATTGAGTTTTAGAATCTTTTCAGGTGATGTATCTACACCTAGTGCTTGTAGCCATGCTTCGTCTAGTGCATTCTCAGTGTCAATAAGCACAACAAAAATATCTTGCTCTTGTGCGTACTTAACAATGTTGCCACTTACAATATATGATTTGCCAGCGCCACTTTCGCCTGCAAATACACTTACTTTACCAAGAGGAATACCTTTACGGAAGTCTCCACTTAGTAGATAGTTTAGTGCATAGTTGCCAGTACTAATCCAATCAGTTGGATCGTTAAAACCAGCACTCATGCCTTTAATACTTTTTGTCAACGAGTTGCGAAACTTCGTTGGATCGAATGACTTAGTTGCCATGTATATCTCCTATTAAATGAATGAAGTAAAAGGGTTGCTATGTAATAAAGCAACCCTTTTTATTTGCTATTAACCTTGACGTGAACGGATCATTGCAAGGATGTCTTGCGCTCCGCCTGCTGCTGGTTCTGCTGCTGGTTCTGCTGCTGGTGGTGTAGTAGGTTCTTGCCATCCAGTATCAGTTGTAGTTTCAGCTACTGGTGCAGGTGCCGGTGCTACTGGAGCACTTTGACTTGTAGCAGTTGCTTGTGGGCTGGCCGCTTTTTGCGGATCGCCTGTACGTGCAGCCATACCGCTTGGACGGAAGTAGTTGCTCCAACGTTCTGCATCATATGCTTCGCCGTCTACTGACGCTTCAAACATTTCTGTTAGAATCTTAACACCAGCTTCATCTGGCTTTTTAGGAAGGAAGTCATTTAGATTGAACAACCCGTGTGTATTTACTGCTGCCATCTCTGCATCACCTAGCGGACGATCTCGACGTGCCCAGTTACTTGCACCATAATCGGCATAACCACCTTTGGAACCTTTTGATAGACGGAAGTCAACGCCAGCAGTATAATCTGTTGGCAGTTCTTCCATATCTGGATCCATTAGTGCTGCTTTAATAAGTTGGAAGATTTGTGGACCGATAATAAAGCGTCGGATTGGATTTTCTGGAGACTCGTCGTTAAGTGGATCGTCAGTTACAAAACCTTGGAAAATATAGCTACGCTTTTTCCAGTACTTACGACCCATGTCTTCAAGACTTGCGTCTTTAAACCAACCACGTACTTCTTGTAGGATTGGACATGACTCTCCGTACATTTCCATACACGGAACTTGTACTTGTACAGGGCGTGAATCTGTTTCGCCTTTAACTCCTGCAAAAGGAAGTTTGATCATCAAACGTTCTTTCCAAAAGAAAGTATTGTCTTGATCGCCATCTGGCAAGAAACGAATAGTTGCCTGTTCGCCTTCTTTCATGTTCCAAAATGGGTAAATCGCATTGTCACCGCCTGATGTACGGTTGCCGCCTGCGCCGGCTTCTTGTTCTTTGAGCTTTGCTCGAATTTCTGCTAATGATGCCATAGTGCCTTTTCTCCTATATGTTATGCCTATGTTAGAACAACCAATGTTGCTCTTGTGCCTGTTTGTGTGTAGCACTCTTATATACTACACGTTTAGTTATGACTTGTCAAGTATAAAATGACAAGTTTTATTAGAAGTTAGCTGATTATTTTAAACCAGCTAACGATGTGATTCTATCTAGTTCTTGTGATTCACCCATAGATTGTATATCTTGCCTTACAAAGTCAATAATGAATTTAGGTTCGACTCTAGCAGCTTTCATCAGTCTTGCTGCTTCAGGATTATCAACTGGGCCTGCCATTGCTTGCCTAATTAAGCTCATCTGCTGTTGAGCGTTTGTCATTGTTTTGTTGCCACCGCCGTATTTTTGAATTTCTCTGCTCATATTGATTAACTCCATATAGAGTTCTAGCAAGAATGCGCCGCCTTGTTTTCCATTGAATGGACGATTTGGATCACTTGCTATTTTATTTTTGAATGCAAGGTTTTCATATCTTTGAGAAATTTTCATTGCTTTATCGACAAAGTCTTGAGGTCTTGCACTGTTGGCTCCGATCATACGACTTAAAAAGTTTTCTTCTACCTCTACTTCGCCTAGTTTTTTCTGTTGGTATTTTTCAAATACTTGACCTAGACGTTCTATGAACTGACTTGCTGGTTTGATATACTGATCACCATATGATTTTTCAACCATAGTTAATACAGCCGTTTCGCCTTTTGGAAATACGCCTTGTTGCCTATCGTAGTAGCTTAGGATAAACTCGCCTAGTGGAGTTTTTGATTCCTTTGTTTCTTCGTCATTGTCGTCTTGTGCTGCTGCCGCAGCGGCCATACGAGCAAGTTTTACATCTTCCCAATCGTTTTTGCCGTCGCCGTTGCGATCGATTTGCCCGTCTTTAGCTTCAACTTGCGCAGTAAAGTTATCTGAAAACTGTCCTAGAAGTTTGTCAAATGCTGCATCAATAGCTGATTCGGTATTCATGCCTGTGCCTCTGGTTGCGCCTGGTGTTGTTGGACTTGCACCAGTATCAACTGTTGGTGCTAACTTATAAGTAAATCCATTACTCATAGGATGGATTGTATAATCAACATCTTTTTCAAACTTAGGTTTCATTTGTCCTGGTTGTGCAGCTAGTTCTTCTTCGGCAGCTTGTTGAGCTAGTGCAGGAGTTTTAAATACTGGCGGCCTTGCTTGTGGACGTATACTAGTTTTTGGAGCTGTTGGTTTTGCTTGTGGACGCATGTTTGATGGATCCATTTCCATATCGCCACGTGGCGGATACACATCTGCTTCTGCCATAATATCATCAAACGTCAGGTCTTCTGATGCAGTTGCTTCGCCTACTAGTTTATAAATGTACGGAAATACATCTTTTAAATCTTCATTAAACTGTTTGATAGTAAGTTGATCAATCCAGTTATTTGCTACAGATTCTGGCACTTCAGATTCTTCAATAACTACAAACTCTTCAAATGCTTCTTTGTACATTGTAGGTTTTTGTAATGTTTGTACTCTTTTCTTGACTGTAGCAATACGTTCATTTATTGTGCCCATATGTTCAGCAAGACTTTCTGCCATTACACTACTACGACCCATATAAGTTTTAAACTTACGGAGATTGGAAAGTTCTTCACTTAAACTAGTAATATGTTTACCAAAATCATCATATGGATGGCCACCTTCACTAACATGTATTGCCATTGCTCTTGCACCACTAAGATGTTTAAAAGGATATTTAAATCGTTCGCCGTGTGCATTTTCAATAAAAAGAGATCCTATCTTTTTATTTCTACTTTCGCCTTCGATAATGTTACCTGTGTGTTTTATTGAAAGTTTAGCATTTCCAAATTTTTGAAAGCTAGTTTTGTGAGTGCCATACATTTTAGACTCTGCCATTTGTGTTTCTCCGCGATTTACTGCCATACTTGCATAATCTCTTTTTGTAAAGTTAGTTCGATTAATATCTCTAACTTCGAAGTTTAATAAACGTTTTTTTGAAAACATTCTCATTTGTTTTAAAAAGTTAAACCATTCTTTAGTTTCTTCGTCGCCAGCGTCTTCTGTAAAGTCTTTGTTATACATTATAGTTACACCAGATTTTTCATCAAGTGAAACACTTACTTTACCTAAGTTATTGTTTTGACTTTTAAAATCAAACTCATAAAATCTTGCAAGACTAGGAGCACTTGTTATATTTCCTTCTGCATCACCGGTGGTTACGCTGGAATAACGTCCTCTAATCTCATTAAAAAGTTGTTCTGCTACTGTATCTAAGTTTCTCATTATATACTATTTATCAATAACTGCTACTAACAAAGATCGGCATTGGCATTTCATAGTTCTCATCTGCTTCAATTTGATTAAATGTTTCATATACAGTCGGATCCCAATCCTTCATTACACTCATAATTCGCAATGTTAATAATAAGCTACTAACTAGATCGTCATGGTGTCCTGGTTTAGCTTGAAAACTGCTGCCGGAAGAAATAAATGCTTTTAGTTCACTAATCAATGCTTTACTATTTAGAGTAAGTTTATCATTTTCAATCATTGTTTTAAGTCTAGCACATGCTGTTGTTTTACTGCTATGAGTTGTGTTAAACCCTTTGCGAAACTTTCTTACGTGTCCTTTTTTCATTGGTTCACTAATAAACAACCCAGGAATATTTTCTTCACCAAAATCATTAATAACAAGTAAACATGCTTCACCGATTCCATTGTTTTCTACACTCCAATATATATTATTAGTAGATTTAGTTTCACTTTCAATATATTTGCATACATCAGCAAGTACTCTAACCTGTCCTGGTATAGCAGTTGTATTGTGTTGCCATTCTCCTATTTGTTCGTAACCAGGGAGTTCGATAATCTGTATTGCAGCATAGTCTCCTCCTGTGCCCATACTTGGGTCAAGAGCTACTACATAGGATTTTTTTGGACTAGGTTTTTTATACCAACGTACTTGACCCATATTGATAATAGGATTTGCACCTTCCATTACAGCAAGTTTTATACTGTTGATAAGTGTTTCGTCAAATATCAAAAA